GTGTCGACCCCGCCGTAGCAGGCAGTGACCACAACCGCCCGGGCCGGCGGCGCCGGAATGGCCAAAGAGGAAGGCTTGGCCCAGAGCCGCTTCCGGTGGAGAAACATCCGCTTCCCGTCCCGGGTCCCTTCCCGACCAAGCTGGTAGGTGGCGTCATCCGGGGCCTTCCCCACCATCGGATGCAGATGCTCGACGATCGAATCGAAAGCGTGGACGTACACCCCGCGGGCCATGGCCGTCTGGACGGCTTCGTCGTCGGTGAACTGGTGGGCGTAACCCTCGTGCATCACACCGGGCCCGTCGATCGTTCCCTGCTCGTCGACATACGCGCGGCGGAACAGCGAATGGGTCGAGTGCTGGCCTTGCATGACACGGGGGTTGGCGATGTCGTTCGTGCCGATCACCCCGGTCGTCTCGGCGGCCCAGGCGAGGGCCCGGTCGAACCAGCCAAGGTGGAAGGCGAGATCGTCGGCGCCGGTGAAAATCCACGGCTCGACGGTGGCCCGGTACCCGTCGTTGATCTTGCAGGCCCACGACCCCCGGGCGGCCGGCACGACGAGATAATCGGCGTCCACCTGATCGAGCGCAGCCAGCTCGGCCTGGTCGTCGTCGGATACGACGAACAGGAGCCGGTGCGGCGCAGGGGTCGACGCCGCGACCGACTCCATGGTGGGGACGATCCGGTGGGGCCGGCCAAGCACCGGGATCAGGATGGCCACAGAAGGGGTCATCAGTACCCCACCGGCCCTTCGAGCCACGGCATCGGCTCCCCTGCCGGCACGACGTCGAGGTACCGGGTGTCCGAATCGTCATAGCCGGTCGTCGTGGTAATCGTTCCAAGCCCGGTGCGGCCGGCGGCGCGGCGGATCAGCCTCCGCTCGTTGGCGTTGATGTACACGTCGGGTGAGGCGTTGGCATACGAATGGCTGTAGGAACCGATCGTTTCGGACTGCTCCCCTGCCGGGTTGGTCAGGGACCGGACAGCCGCGGCGCAGCACACCTTCACCAGCGCGTCTTCGGCCCAGATGGGGTAGCCGGTGAAGTCGAGTTCTTCGTCGATGGTGAACGTGACGCCGGCGATGGAGCGGATCTCCGCCGAGGCGTCGTCAAGAGCTGCCTGCGCCCGCGTCTCGTCGTCGACGGTGGTTCGGGCCGCCAGTTGATCGAGTGTCGCGAACGCAGGCAGGCTCATCGTCTTAGCTCGCGCCGCCGGTGATGACGACGAGACGGGCGTTGACGCCGTTCTGCTCGACCGACGCCGCGCCGACGAAGGCGTCGACGAGGGAGCGGTCGACGGGCCCGGTGCTGTTCGTCGGGTTGTAGTCCCGGATGTAGCGCAGAGCGAGCCCGGCGGTGCTGACCCGCTCCTTCATCGTGGCACCGGCCGGTAGGGCCGGAGCGACATCGGCGAACGCCACGGCGTACTGGTCCATGGCGTACGCCGTCCACGGGTCGACAGCGTTCGAACCGACGAGCGTGAAGCCGGCGGCCCTGGTGATCGTGGCGTCACGCAACGCGTCGGAGGTCCCGGACTCGTTGACCTTCGAGAACTTGTCGCTCTTGAGGATCACCGCCTCGATACCGGACCCCATGACGAGCACCCGCCCGTTACGAGGCACGTTGTTGTCGTTGAGGATGGTGCCGGCATCGACCAGGGTGTCGTACGGATGGGCGTCGTCCATGCTGATCGTGGCCGCTTCGTTGGCGCCTTCGAGGGCGTCAACGATCGCGTTCTCCATGCCTTCGGCGACGGCCCGCATCTGCGGGGCGAGGACCTGGGCGGCGAAGTCGGCGATGTCGAGGGTCAGTTCCTCGTCGGTGATGTTGAGCAGCGAGTAGACGTGGGTGTCAAGCACGATCGGGACGCTGGTCTCGGTCAGGGTGTCGGCCTGCAGCGGGTCGGTGGACCGCAACGTACGGGTCCGGGCCGCCAGCACCGCAGGCACCCGCAGGGTGACGGTGTCATTGAGTGCGCCCTTGAAGTTGGCGTCGGGCTGCGTCCACACGAGGCGGGGCAGCACGATCTCCCGCTGCAAGAGCAGCGCGGCGGCCTGCACGATCTGCGCGGCCTTGATGTACGTATTCGCCACGATGACCTCCTAGGTCTGGTTGGACCGCTCGGCTCCGTGGCGGACCGCGCGGATGTTCAGATACCGCGGGGGATCGAATCGACGATCTTGCGAAGGTCGGGTTCGGGTCCCTCGGCGGGTTCTCCGCCACCGCGCAGGTCTTCGACCGGTTTGGCGGGGGCTGGTCCGTTGCCAGTGGCAGATGGATGGTCGGCGAGGTACTCGGCGGCTGCAGCCTCGAGTTCCTCGCGGGTAGTGCCCGACAGCCACCGGGCCTTCACGCCCTTCTCGATGGCGACCTCGAACCGGAGCGCTTTCGCTTCGGCGTCCAGGGCGCGCCGTTCGGCCTCCGCGACCCGGCCGGCGAGCTTCTCGCTCTCCGACTTGTCGCGGTCCTCGAGCTCCTTGAGTTTCCGGCGGTTCTCCTCGGCCTCTTTGTTGGCCTTGCGGAGCGCCGCCTTCATCTTGTCGAGCTCGCCGTCGGGCTTGGGGTCGTCGTCGGATGAGGTGTCTTCAGGCGTCGGTTCGTCAGCCATCTCGGCTTCCTTCCATTGGGCCATCACGGCCCGGTGTTGGCGGTGGGCCCATCACGGGCCCGGGGTTAACCGTCGGCGAGTGCCCGACGGAAATTGTTGAGGGCGTCGCGGCCGCTCCCGGCGGCGTGTTCGTCCCAGAGTTCCCGGTACCGTTGGGAGTTGGCCGGCCAGGCGGCGTCCTGTCGGTAGACCGGTTCGGCGCCGCACTGGCAGCCGTCGTGCGCTTCGAAACTGGCCGTGGCTTCCGATCCGTAGTCGGGGCCACGGCTGGCCGTCATGGCGCAGAAGGCGCAGGAGTTCGCCGACGCCACCCTGGCCCAGCCGATCGCCTGCCGGTCAGCGTTGGCGGTCCCGACGATCATGTCGCGGCCGCCGTCGAGGACGTGGCGCATCGCCGCGGCCGACGAGCGGGCTTCGGCGACGTCGGCCGCCCGGGCCAGATCCACTCCGCTGGTCATCGCCTTCTTGACCGACCATGGCCCGGTGACGAGCAGCGAGGTCGTGACCGCTTTGACGTCGGCGGGGGCCGCCAGCACGACCGGCAGACCGTCGAGGGTGCCGAGCTCGGCTTTGCGGAACGCCGCCAGGTAGGCGGCGGCGAGCCGGGATGACGAGGCCCGGTTGGCCTGCACGACCGGCACCGCCACCCGCAACCACTGCTGGAAGGTGGCGTCGAGGTCGGCCGGGTCGAGCAGCCCCCACGCCGCCCGCATCTGAGAGATCATCCGGGCCGCCAGCCGGAGCTGCGTGGCCCGTTGGAGTTCGGTGAGCTGGGCGCCGAGGGCGGTGGCGGCCATCAGGCCCCCACCATCCCGGCCGGCGCCGGTCCGTTCCCGTTCCCCGACGGGACGGGGGTCTCGGGGGGGCCGATACCGCCGGCCAGTTGCGCCAGCAGCGCTTCCATCCCGCCGGCCTGGTCGGCGAGCTGCTTGGCCCGCTCCACGTCTGTCTGGGAGAGGATCGACACCTTGTCCCACAGGATCTCGACGGGGATGCCGAGCATCGTGGCCAGCTTCCCGAGGGCGTCGGCCTCCTGGGCCAACGACCGGGATTCGAGGTCGGACCACATGATCGTGGCCTCGACGTCGGCGGCGTCGGCCTCTTCGCCCATCACCAAGGAGGCGAGGCGGAGCGTCTGCTTGTGGCCGACGCCGACACCGCGCTGACTGCGCCGCACCCGCCGGGTCAGCGACGCCTCGGCCGCGGCCAGCGCCTCGGCCGACAGGTTCGCCATCTGGCCGATCAGTTCGTGGGCCGGGGACTGGGACACCGCGGCAAGGACACGGACATCGGCGTCGTGGGCGTTGATCAGCCCGTCGAGCGGCGTCTCGTCGAGCTGCCCGAATTTCGTGTCGGGGTCGTCGGCGACGAGGATGTCGTCCTGGCGGAGCCGCTGCTTCGTCCGGGTCCGGTACTCGTCGTCGGATTCGCCGTCGAGATGATCCGGTGGGCTCATCCCGGCGATGGTGCGGACCTTCCACGACCCGAAATGCTGCGCCATCAGCCGGTCGTAGGTGGTCTGGTCGATGCGGGCCAGGACTGGGATGATCGGCTCGACGTCGCCGCTGGCCCGGCCCCGCAGGTCGAGGTTCGCGGTGTAGCGGACCACCGGGCAGACCGGCTGGCCATGCTCCCGGGTCTCGACGTGGCTGATCTTGTCGGCCGATTCGGTCATCACCAGCCGATGTTCGACTTCGGCTTCGTACAGGCGGAGCTGCCAGCCCATGGTCGAGCCGACCGTCTTCGGTGAAGCCCGCAGCGCGTAGACCGGCCAGTCGTCCCACGCCGGGTCGTCGTACACCGCGATCATCTGCGACGGGTCCAGCGCCCGGATCGTCGGCATCTTCTCGCCGAGCCACGACTTGCCGGGCAGCACCACCGAGTAGGCGATGCCGTAGCCGGTGACGGATTCGTGGATGGCGATCTGGCGGTAGTCGAGCCCATTGGCCAGCCACCAGTGCCAGGCCACCACGTTGTCGGTCGCCTTGGCCATCCGGTAGCCATCGACGAACATCTGGTCCGTCACCGCCGTGACAACCCGTCGGCCCCACGGCGCCTGCGACCGCTCGAGGAGCTGCTTGTACTCCCGGGTCGACCAGCGCGGGGTGTGCGGCTTGTCGTGGTCCCAGCGCATCCACCGGTCGATCCGTCCCACCCGGTCGCGTTCCTTGGCGAGCATCGGCCACAGCCGCGACTTCACCATGCTCACAGCGTCGTTCGGGCTCAGGGCCAACGGGTCACCTCCTCACCACACACGACCGGAACGGACCTTGCGCTTGGCCAACTTCCCGGAATCGACGACGTCGCGGCGGGCCTGGCGGGCCCCCACGGCGCAGACGGCGAGGTCGATCTTGTCCGGCGACTCCCGGCCCGACTTCGAGATCGACACGCCCCACTTGTTCGGCGACCGTCGGGCGTTCAGGACATGCCGGCGGAGCCGGCTGTCGCCGTCCTGGGTGACAGCCCGGTCGGCCACATCGACCAGGAACCGGGCACACGCCGCGGTGAAATCAGGGGTCTTGGCCCGCATGTCCCACGCCACCGGATGGGGATGGCCACCCCGGGTGGCGTCGATCAGAAGCCGGTCGCGGAACTCCGCGCCCCAATCGTCGATGTACTGCTCGAACTCACGGACGTCCGCGTAGAACGCCACGACGTCGAAGCGGTCGAAGGCCCGGCGGACAGCGAGGTCGACCTCTGCCCGCGGCAC